TTGTCCGCACCTGCAGGTCGTGAGACTGTACGTATTAACAGTTTAGATACCGGACACAAAGGTGCAGTACGCACAAAAGACATTCCGCAATACACAGGTAATAAGATTATTGGTATTGGCACTATGCATAAAAGTAATGCAGTACCGGTCTTTAGTGATGAAGAGGCTAAGGCTATCAGCACTATGCGTAGGAATTAAAAAGGAGCGTAACAGCAATCAACATGGCTAAAGAAGAAGGTTTACGAATGGATGGTAAGGTAATAGACGTATTACCCAATGCCGTCTTTAGAGTTATATTAAACAGTGGCCCCACTGTTACCGGTTATATATCCGGTAAAATGCGTCAGCATGACATTAAAATCCTACTAGGGGATATAGTAGAGATTGAGTTCAGCCCATATGATTTAACTAAAGGACGCATTGTGCGTAGACGATAATCATTAGCCAGTCACAATATAGATAAATACTATATGCGTGACATTATACAGTTACTTGAGGACAAATCTAAGCCTCAAGACATAGAAATTATCCCACTAAACTTCACCGCGAGTGAGGTTAAACCTGTATTAAGCCAAGACACATTAGACCTACATTACGGGAAGTTAGCTCACGGTTACGCTGAACGATATAACAAGGGTGAGGGTGACAAAGATTTCAACTATGCAGGGGCTTTTCTGCATAATACACTATTTCCACAGTTCCGTGAAGTTAGAAATAACAACAAACCCAACGGACCTATGTTAGGCTTCATTAACAAACATTTCACCAGTTATGATGATATGAAGGCGCAATTTGAAACTGAAGCAATGAAGATTCAAGGGTCGGGGTGGATCTACTTAGCATATGACGGCAAAATTAAAACGATAAAGAATCACGAACTACGTGACGACATTTTGTTGCTCATAGACTGGTGGGAACACGCTTGGATACTAGAGTACGGTGCAGACAAGAAAAAGTATCTAAAAGAACAGTGGAAAATAATCAATTGGAATGTAGTTAACACCCGTTGGGGAAAGAGTTTATGATAGAAATAACAGAAAATGCAACAATAAAAATAGCAGATATACTAGCAGAGGAAGGTAATCCTAAAGCTAAAATACGTGTATTTGTTCAAGGTGGGGGATGTAGTGGAATGCAATATGGTTTCAGTATAGATGAAGAACTAAACGAAGATGATTTTGAGATACCAGCAGGTTCTCTAAGTGTCCTAGTTGATAGTATTTCAGCACAATATTTAACCAATGCAAAAATAGATTACGTTGAAGATTTAAACGGCTCACAGTTTAAAATCAGTAATCCAAATGCACAAACAACATGCGGATGCGGGTCAAGTTTTAGTCCATCCTGACGATCTTACATTTAGTTCTTATTGATAAATACAATATAAGGACTAAAAAATGGCAATTTCCGGTGAACTAATAATAGCGGTAGGGTTGCAAAATGAGTCGGCAAACAGCGATTCATTATATACCGCTTTCAATAAAACAAAAGATAACTTTGCAACTTTATTTGCACAGGCCAGTCCGTACAGCAACTTTGCTAACGGGATTGGTATAACTGCCAATAGTGATGCTAATACAAATACATTAACTATCACTAACACCGGAGTAGTTAGTTTAACTTCTACCGACGGTAGTATTGGCTTATCCGGAGCAAATGGTAATATAATCATAAGTTCCGCTAACGTCAGCAATCTTGCTACTAGCGGCACATTTTGTACTACCGGGGTAGATACAATCACAAACGGTGGTGCGGCAAACTTACAAGTTACTCCTAGCGTATTCAGTACAACTGGTTCTTGGACTGGTACTGTAGCGGCCGGTTTACCTGGACAAATAAAAACATTTGCAATGCTAGTATCCGGCGGTAATATGGTATTAACTGTAACTAATGCAGGTTGGAAATCAAGTGGAACTGGAACTATCACATTTGCTAATATAGGAGATGCTTGCACACTACAATATATTAGTAGCAAATGGTTTTGCATCGGTAATAACAGTGTAACTTTCGCATAAGAATTTAGGAAAACAGAAATGACAACAATAAAAATAACAGAACTATCAGACATTGGGGTAAACTTAGCAAGCTCTACGGTTTTACCAGTAGTCAATATGGCGGGTACGCCAGTCACACAAAAAACAAATATTGGTAATATTGCTAATATTATATTAGAAGGTGCTGGCGTTGATTACCCAGAAGCTTCAGTAGCATTACTTGCTCAAACAGTTAGCAATGCGGCTCAGCCAAATATTACTAGTGTCGGTACATTAAGTAATATTACAGTTTCAGGTAATGCGTCAATCAATGGTAACATAACAAGTAATGGAACTTCTTACTTAGGTAATATTAGCACGACTGGATTAGCATCTATCACAACATTAAATGTTGGTACAACTGCTAACTTAGGTAGTGTTAATAATGTAATCATTGAAGGTGGTACTGATGGACAAGTATTGACTACTGACGGTGACGGTAACTTAAGTTGGACAACTGTTTCTAGTGGAAATAGCAGTTACGGCGATAGCAATGTAGTTACATTATTATCAGCATTTGGTAGTAATACAATAACTACGACAGGTAATATTAGTGTTGGAAATATTACAGCTAATAATTTAGGTAATATTTCTACAGTTAGCTTAACTGGTAGCAATAGTAATGTGTTATACGGTAACGGTGTATTTGCTCCGGTAACTGGTGGCAACGGCACATATGGTAATAGTGATGTAGCAACATTCTTGGCTGCATTTGGAAGTAATACAATCACAACTACAGGTAATATTAGTGGTGGCAATTTAGTAACCGGCGGAGAAGTCGTAGCAAACGGTAACATATCATCGGGCACTGGACTTAGCACCGGTGGCTTTCTAAGTGTAGATGGCAATGCTGATCTGCATGACACAACAGTAACTGGTAACTTGTCAGCTACCGGTAATATCACTGCTAATAATTTGGGGAATATCTCTGCTACCAATTTAACTGGTAGCAATAGTAATGTATTGTATGGTAATGGTGTATTTGCGGCAATAGCAGGTGGTAATTCAAGTCAAATTAGTAATGGAAATAGTAACGTATCTGTCCCTGTTAGTAATGGCAATGTTGTAATAAATGCTACTGGTACTGCCAGTTGGTCATTTAACGCAAATGGTTCAATACAAGTACCAAACAATGGTGCAATATTAGCGGCTGCGAATAGCTCTGCAATCTTAGGTAATAGTAATGGAACTATGAAGTTCTTTGTAGAAGATGACGGTGCGTATGTTCAAACTAGTAACGGTGCTAATACATTTATATCAGTATTTCAAACAGACGGTGACTTTGCACCAGCAGGTAATATAGTATTTCCGGGCGGTAGTTACATGGGTGAAGTAGCAGGTAACACTACTATAGGAATCGCAGCCGAACCTAATCACAGCATTGTACTTCAAACAAGTAATGGTAACTCGGGCGCATCATGGACTTTTGATACATCAGGTAATACTATTTTATCCGATCAAGGTGTTATCAAATATTCAAACGGTGCGATATATGGTTCTAACTTTACAGGTAACATCACATTTAGTGGAACAACTATATCTAGTAACGTAGCTCAAGATATTGAGATTGATGCATCTGGTAACTCTAACGTAAAGATTACTGGTAATAGCAAAACATGGAACTTCCAATCTAACGGGGCATTAACTTACCCTGACGGTACATTGATGTTTGACACCTCTAATGTGTTTGTTGTTGCATCAGGTAATTTTGCTCTATCAATGGGTGCAAATGCAAATGTTGCGGCTAGATGGGACTTTAATGCAGATGGCAACTTAACACTACCAGGTAATACATTTGCTGTTAACTATGCTAATGGTACAGCAGTAACTATTCCAACTGTTGGTAACATAGCAACAATCAACTTAGATGGTAATGTAAGTAATCTATTAACTGGTAATGGTACATATGTTGCTATTCCAGTAGTTCCAACAGTTGGTAACATAGCAACACTCAACTTAGATGGTAGCAACAGTAATGTGTTGTACGGTAACGGAGTATTTGCGGCAGTAGCCGGCGGCGGCAATGGTACACCTGGTGGTTCTAATACACAAATACAGTTTAATGACAATGGTAATTTTGGTGCTAATTCTGGTTTTACATTTGACAGTACTACCGGCAATATTGGCATCCCAGGAATTATTATTGGATCTAATACAATAGAATTTGACAACCGTGCTACTGGTAACGGTGCAGATATCAATCTATATTCAGCCGATGACATATTGTTACAGGCTCGTGATCGTGATGCAGGATCTACCAGTGAAGGCGGTGACATTAATATCTTTGCTGGTGATAGTGCCGAAGATAGTGATGCATCAGGAGGTGACATTGTTATTGAAGCCGGTCAGGGTGGCGCAGCCAATCTTGATTTTGGTGGTGATGGTGGATTTGTTCGCATTGAAGCCGGTGCTGGCGGTGCTGCCGTAGGTGCTAATATCTCTGCACGAAGCGGCGGTTCTCTTACACTTAATGCAGGTAACGCCGGTGGCAACAATGGTAATATTGACCTAGGTAATTCAGGCGGTGACGTAACTATAAATGCCGGTGATAGTACTGGTAATGGTGATCCTGGTGGTGATATCATTCTAAGATCAGGCGATGCCGGTGCAAACGCATTAGCAGGACAAATACAACTAATCATATCTAGTAGTGATAATGGCGACGGTGGCACTTGGACATTCAATGGTGCAGGCATATTTGAATTACCTAATAGCGGAACTATTGGTAATGACGGCAACAACATTGATATTGGTAGCACTAGTGCTATCAGCCTTGAAGCATCTAGTGCAGTAAACATCTATACTGATACAGGTACTAACGCTTGGCAATGGCAATTTCAGGATGACGGTAATCTAAGATTGCCAACTATTGAGTTAGATGTAGGTAACACTATCAACGAGCAGACAGTAATTCAAAGTCAACGTAAGATTATCCCAGGGCTTAGATACAGTGCTGTAATTGTTGGTACTACACCAACAGTTGTTTACACTGCTACCAGTGTTGATACAACTTCAATGAAAGTTACAATGCAAATTCAGCACAGTGGCTTAGGATTTGAATTTTTTGATGTGTCTGCTACATCTACAGATGGTAATACTTACTACACAGTAAGCAACAGAGTTCAACCACCAACAATCAGTAACAGTACAGTAGTAGTTGACCTGAACGGCTCTAACTTTATGGATATTACAGTAACAATTAACTCAGGCGCAGCCAACAGTTGGGTTACATATGATGCTACCGAATTCGGTATCGCAGTAGATTAATTAGGAATCATAAATGTCAGTAAATTTATTACCGATTACATCTGATGCTGGATTTACCACGACAACCGGTAATGTTTCGGCTGCAAATTTTTTAGGTAACGGTGGTGGCTTATCTAATGTTGCTACTAAAGTTGAAGGTAGTTGGACACTGGCGTCCGGTAATAATACAGTGAGCATTTCTGTGCCCGCTAGTGGCACTTACTCAATCTGGGTTAACGGTAATATTCCAAACGGTATCATAACTTACACTGCTACTGCGGTTGTTACAAATACAAATGTACCAGTACTAGGTGATCAATATGGTTGGTATTATGCAGTTGGGAATGCGTTAGTGCTTACGTCAATACCTAATCAGTTTGTAGGAACTGCGGGTGCAATCAGCAATGTTAATACTTACTTAGGCAACACGGCTAATGTGTTTACATTCGGTATCACTAACAATAGCGGAACGAGTCAAGTAGTTAATTATGGTTACACTATAATTTAAGTATAAAAAGAATAAGGAAAAATAAAATGGCAGCAAATTTACAACCAATCACGTCGGACGGTGGATTCACTTCGGGCGGAAATATCAACTCATCCGGTGATCCAAGTGCGGCACCAAGTCTAAATGATTTCTTCAGTATAACTTCTGCGGCTAACTTTGCTATTGTAACTGACAATGCTAACACTGACCAAACTTGGACATTTGATGATACTGGTAACTTGACCTTGCCATTAGGCAGTATTGTTTATGAAACCAACATTCCAGACCAATCACTTAGTGGTAGTGCTATTGCTTTAAAACCAATAGGTGGAACTACTGCCAATCAACAGTTATTAATATATCCAACAGCGTTTGACGGTGACCATATACATATGACAAGTGGAAACTTGTATGCAACCGAGTTGTTCTTAGGCAGTGATAACTTCTATGTTAAGTTAGCAAATACAGGTAATGTTGTCATCAACAGTAATGATGGTAATAGTAGTAATGCTATGTGGACATTTGACACAGATGGTAATCTAACATTACCAGGTAATACTTTTGCTGTTAACTATGCTAATGGTACTCAAGTATCAATTGGTGGAGGCAGTGGCAACACAGGTAACGTCACATTTGACGATAATATTGTTATTGGCACAGGCGATGAATTTGGCAGTACCGGATTGTTTTTGGCCCCTGGAAATAATAGTATTGCTAATAGTGCATTACAATACCTGAGAGTGCGTGGCGGTGATGCTCCCACACACATTCACCTTGACACAGGCAACAATCAATTTTATGACCAATACTTTGGGGATGATGCCAAATATGTAAAACTTGAGTTAGGTGATACAGGCAATGTCGTAATCGGTACTGATGATGCTAATGGTAATCAGTACAATTGGTCATTTACTAGTGACGGTAATTTAATATTAGCAGATGGCAACAGTATAATTACGAGCATTGCTAATAGTTCGCTGGATCCAAATAATGCAAATGTCAGCACAATGGTCTTTACACCGGATCAAAATTATACCTCACAATCATTAGTTATTGACCCAACTGGTCCAAGTCATATTCACTTACGAGCACCAGGTGCAAATATTGACGAACCAGATGCTAATATATTCTTAGGTGGTGAAGATTCAAGTTTTGAAGTAGGTTACTATAACGGTGCCGCTCCTAACTTATTCGTTCACAGCGGCGGTAACACTTGGACATTTGATACTACTGGCATTCTAGTATTCCCGCGTGATACTGGTCCTAATACGACTGATCCTATCTTAACTATTACAGGTGGTGCAAATCCAAAAATCTTGTCAGAAGATGCAAGTTTAGCAGGTCCTGCTAATCTTGAGATTACGGCTCTTAATACTATATTCACCGGCTCTAGCGGTAGCGCAATCAAGATTTATCCTGATGATGGTGAAGTTGCGTCTGATGGTAATCTTCAGATTTGGGCTAACTCGGGCGGCAATACTGAATACAGTTGGACATTTGACACTACTGGTAACTTAACTACACCTAGTAACTTAGTGATTGGCCCAGGGCCCGGTAGTGGTTCAAGTATATTTCAATATAATGAGGGTCTACAAATTCTAGGAGAAGGTGCTAACTCCGTTGTACAACTGGGTTGGACGGCAAATACAAGCGCACCCGATAGTGTTACAACAATAGCAATGAATTACCCAGGCGGTGGTGAAGGCAATGTATTGATTGCTGTAGGTAATAACGCAACTACAGTAAACTACTGGCTCTTTGACAATACCGGTAATTTAAGATTACCGGGTAATACATTTGCTGTTAACTATGCTAATGGTACACAAGTGCCACTAGGTGGTGGCGGTGGTCTACCACTAAGCAACGGTAATAGTATTATCAATATTGCATCAGTAGATGGTAACATCACACTTGATGCTAATGGCAATATCTTTACATTTGGAACTGATGGTAACTTAACTACACCAAGTAACTTAGTGATTGGTCCAACTGGATTAGGTTCAGGTACTGGTTTTACACAACTAGACGCACCATTACTATTGGGATCATCAGAAGCCAATGGTGGAATGTCACTAGTTTGGTATGAGAACCCAACTGGTCCGGGTAATGTTGTTCAAGTAGGATTGAATAGTTCTACTCCGGGTTCAATGACTGTGACTACCGGTAACTTAGCCAACACTTCATATGTATGGGATTTTGATAACGAAGGTAACTTAACATTACCTAGCGGCGGCAATCTGATTGTATCTGGTTCTATTGTAAGTAGTGGTGCAAGTCCTGCTCCTACGCTTAGTGGCTTCTCTAGTGTAAGCGCACTACAATTCACTAACGGTAACTCAAATGTTACTGTAAATGCTAATTCAAACTTATGGACGTTTGATAGTACTGGTAACTTAACACTACCAGGTAATACTTTTGCTGTTAACTATGCTAATGGTACACAAGTACCAGTAGGAGTCACACAAGATATCACCTCTAACGGTGCTATGAGTATAATGACATATGATGGTAATCTAAAATATGTAAACTATGCTACTGTTGAACCAAGTACAGGTAACATCGCTGGTGGAAATATATCAACTACTGGTGTTGTAACTGCTAATACAGCAAATATTACAACTGGTAACATCACTACTATCAATAGCGGTCTATTGCAGAATGGTAATTCAAACATCACTATTACTAGTAACGGCAATGTTTCAATTCAAGCAGCCGGTAGCAACGTTGAATTAGTAGTTACAAGTACTGGTGCTAATGTCACTGGTACACTAACATCAACTGGTAAGATTGGTTATGCATCAGGATCAACTGTTACTCAAACTACAAATAGAGGTACCGGTGTAACTATCAATACACTAGCAGGAACTATTATAACAACTAGTGCCGCTATGGCGGTAAGCGAAATTGATACATTCTCTGTCACAAATAGTTCAGTGGATCCTACTAGTGATATTGTACTAGCACAAATAGTTAGTCCTAACCAAGGAACATATAATTGTATCGCAACCCCTGCTGTTATCGGTGGGTTTAACCCTGGATTCTTTTTAAACATTGTAAACATCAGTGGTTTTACAACTAGTGATGAGACAATCACTATAAGATTTATGGTTATCAAGGCACCTAATGCTTAAAGTAGCTTATAAATAAACAAAAGGATAAGAAAATGTCAGGAATAATATTTGGAAGCGGAATAACAGTAGGTGGAGGCATTGATATAGGTCAAGGTAGTCCAGTCGGTAGCGGCGGATACATTGATATATTTGGAAACAACTTTACTAATCCAAGTACAACAATTAGTCGGCAAAATAATTTAGTGTACGACAGTTCAAATAATTTATATATGGTTGGATATACTGATAGTGGCAGTAACTCTACGGGTATTGTGGCAAAATATAATGTAAATGGAACTTTACAATGGCAAAGAACATTGGGTGCATCATCTCCTAATAGTACTAACTTTTTTGGAATAGATTTAGATAATTCTAACAATTTGTATATAAGTGGAGGTACAAGTTCAGATGGTACCACTGATGGTAGTGATGTTCAAATAGTAAAATATGATACAAATGGAAATTTACAATGGCAGAAAACTTTAGGCAGTGCTGGACTAAATCAACAAGGACTCAGTGTAGTCGTTGAACAAAGTACTGGAGATTTCTATGTCGGTGGATCTTTTTTGCCAACATCATCATTCCCTCAAGACTTTCGTGTACTACTATTAAAATACGATAGCTCCGGTACATTGCAATGGCAAAGAAGTTTAACTCCATCAACGTCTAGTGACCAAGCTACCTGCCAAGATATTGCACTTGACTCATCAGGAAATATATATATAGCTGGTTCAACCCCTACTAGCACTAGTTCAGGTCAAGGAATGCTTATCAAGTATAACTCCAGTGGTACACTACAATGGCAAGTTGGTCTAAGTAAAGCAACCGGACAAAGTGGTTATAATGGTATAACGATTGATAGTTCAGATAACATATTTGTTTGTGGTATTTCATTAACCGGCATTGGTGGAACTCAATATGGTATTGTAGCCAAATACGATACATCCGGTGCATTGCAATGGAAGAAACAAATAGGTGATCCTGCTTTCCCAATATTATCCGATATAACAGTAGATAGTTCAGGAAATATATATACAACAGGTAGTACTTATATTCTAAAATATAATACCAGCGGTAATTTATTATGGCAACGACAATTAAGTGCAACATCTCATTCGGTAAATTTGTATTCTATTACAATAGATAGTTCAGATAATATAGTTGCAGGCGGCTACATAAGACCTACTAGTGGTAGTAATAATCAAATCTTAATGCTTAAAGTACCGGGTGATGGCACACCAACTGGAACATACACTGCTAGTGGAATAAGTTTCACTTATAGTATACCAACAATGCCACAAGCTGATTTGTCTGCGTGGTCTGCAACTACTACTACAATGACTGCCGGCACTCCATCATTTACTGCGGCAACATCATCATTGACTGGTGCAACTAGTACACTTACTAACTCCGTAACATCGATTCCTTAGCCACAAAAAAGCCCCACTTAAGGGGCTTTTTTTACTTCATCTTCTCTAGCATATAAGTTGTGAATTTACTTTCACACATTGCCGGAATCTCAACAAACGGATCCTCAAGAAAGAATGGACACCCAGCTTTCCATTTGCCATTCTTCTTAAAGAACTTGAACTCTTGCAAATCTTTTTTATCTGCAGGATTAAATTCTCTACGAGGATTAAATGATCGGCGAAATGTAGATAGATTCATATTCATAGTTTGAAGGGCCGAAGCCCCGTTTTTTATTCAGCGATAGCAGATAATACTTGTTCTGCGGACACTTCTGATTTTTTAGCACGTGCTTTGATAGCATCGATACTAGGCTTTGTTTTAGAAGCTTTTACTTTGACTTCACCTTTACTTGCTTCTTTAGATTTATCAGCAAGTGTATCAGCAATAGTTGCCTGATCTGATGGGCTAGCGAACTCGGGAAGTGTAGCAAGATATTTCAATGCTTCTACCTTTGTCATTTCTGAAGGTAGCTCAACGAAATCTACACGTGAAGCACCACCTTTAGTGAACTGCTTGATACGACGGACCATGTCATCAGTGAAACGAACTTTAGCGTTACCATTGTGAATAGTAATACCAGCGACTTTGAAAGTTTGATTAGAATTAGCCATATATTTCCTTTAAAAAAGCTAAGTTAAAAAATGTACTGATATCACTCAGCACTGTTATAATGATAACACAATCGGACATTATTGTCAACCATTGTGTTACCCATTATTCGATTATTGGACAATGTATGGGGCATCCCATTTGCCAATGTTAATATCAACATAGTAGGCAATATTGAAGTAGTCAATCATTGCGTTGGATTCGTCATACCAATCGGCCGACTTCAATGCCTTGAATGCTTCGGTTAAGAAAGCCTTAGCATCACCGTCATAGTGATCCTGGAACCAGTAAGGGTTCACCTGATCGTAACCAGTTGTAGTAGGTTTGAAGCCACGTTGTACCTGATAAAAGTCATTGCCGCAAACCTTGTTGCTATTGCCAATAAAGTCAATAGAACCGGATTTGAGCGTTAATACAATAGTACTATGATTGCGGACACTCAGTGAGCCTTTAACCTTGTACTTAGCCAAGATTGGCTTAAGCATTTTAGTAATCTTCGCTTTGCGTTCTTGATTCATGTAAGCCATTTTGTTTCCTTTTCTTTACTGTCTAAGATTCTATTATAACACCAAATCCATTTATTGTCAAGTTATTGTTCCATCGGGTCACCGAGAAAATACTCAGTGACGTAGGTGACAATAATATCTTTTCCAGAATGAATCTTTAAGTATTCACCTAGGGCTTCGACACTTCTAAATAAATAACCATTTGCTTTGTACATTTTTAATCCTTTTCTCAACTGTCTAAGATTCTATTATATACCCAAATCGATTTATTGTCAACCTTTTTAAGAATTTATTGTCTTAAAAGGACTAAATTCCTCAGTCTGGCCTTCAATAGATTCCACTACATCATAGACAAAAACCACCGGAACGTCAAGAACCGCGGAGATTGTTGCAGGATGTGTGCCTTTTTCAAGCATTTCCTCAATCTCCATATATAAGTTAGCCATCTTACTCATTACAATACCTCCAACATGTTAGCGGGCACTTTCCAACTACGGAACTGACCTGGTTGATCTACAATAATAAACTTACGATTGATTTTCTTTACAACACCGGAGATTGTGCCACGTGTTGAACTAGTGAATTTAACATTAGAACCAATTGTCAATGCCGATTTGTTTCGTACCACTAGTTGGGCACGGGCAAAACGCATTGCATCACCGATGCTATTCAATTCTTCGTTAGTGAAGTCACCCTGCATAATAGCAGTATTAATTTGCTTGATGTTCATTTGAACTCCTTTTGACTGAATAAGACTCTATTATATACCCAAATCCAATTATTGTCAACCTTTTATTGTTTGATGTTTTTCATCGAATTTTCCATGTCTTCCAGGTGCTTGCGATACTGGATACGGCCAAGATTGATAGTATACATCACGTAAACCAACATAGCAATACAGAATGTAATTCCAATGTAAGGTACTGCTGACACTGGAATTAGTGTGAACAAATATATGGTTGCGGATACTGCGATTACGGCGAGTGCCAATTCTTTTGCTGTCTGGGCGACTGCTTCAGTTTTTTCTGACATATTGATTTTCCTTTCTAAGTTTCAATATAAGTATTGTAACACCGAAACGATTTATTGTCAAATTTCGATGCGGTTTGGATGCTTAGGTTTACGAATGTACTCACCCTTTTTGGATTGTACAACCTTAGGTTTGAATGGAGTGTTGCAACAAAACAACACTTTGTGAGCCCTGTGTTTAGGCTCTTTAACAGTGAAGGATAGTATTTCTTTTTTCATAACCCATATTATAGCATGAGTCTTATTTATTGTCAATAGTTGAAATCAACCAACGATAAATGGGTGTTGTGAAGGTTAGTGTGTTATCTACAATCAAATGTTGTACTGAAATGTTTTCTATCCATACATTAGCCACGGGCATATTAAAGGTCAGTGTGTGTGTTTGATTGTCATCAATTATTTCGTATTGTCCATTGGATAGTACAAGTATATTGCCATCTAGTTTGATTTCTAAATCGGGTGCAGTAGTTACATCAACTACAAACTTTTTAACAAAGGGGATTTTTCCAGGCATACTATACATTATAGACCTCATTAAACAGGTAATCTAAACTATCTCCATAAAGACTATCAAACTCTTTTTTACTAAAGAACGGTAGATTAGGAGTTTTGATTATAGTACTGTCAGATAATCGTGCAATCCATCTCATATCTCTCATACACGTTTTTTTAAGTGTATACCATGCAAACTGTATACTGTTGGATTTGCTTTTGTTTACAAAGTAATCTTCATTCTTATCAAACTCAAAGATGTATTTCTTCATAAAGTTTTTATGTGTTCTGTAATCGTGTCTATTTTCAATAATCAGTTGTGGATTGAAATACATAAACGCTTCAAATTCATAGTTGTCATAGAACCCAATAGTATCTTCTATCTTAGTATCTTTTTGATTAGCAAGAAAAACATTATCTGCTATTTGAAACACCTGCGATTTGGTTGATGCATAAAACCACCATCGTGCATCTAACAAAGTTTCAATAGGTTTACCTGCGTTAGCAAAATAGTTCTCAGCAAAATCAATCAGTGAGTCCTGATTCTGCTCACGGAAATAATCTTTCCAGGGCTTATACAATCCATCACCGCCTACCTTCTCATAAAAACTATCATCTAAACTACTAACAAATTCATCGCCACCGTGACCGTTTAACATCAACCCATCAAAATGATTATCCATATAGATTGTACCACTGATATCAAGTGTCTCTACTTGTGGATAGTCTCTATGTAATAGTTCTAAAAAGTCTCTATTCTCATATACAGAAAACGGAGAATACAATACTCTTAGTTGACTTAAGTCGGGTGCGTGTTTTAAAAATCCAACAAGCATTGTAGTAGAATCAATACCACCACTCCAACATAAGTTTATTTTTCTATTAGAACATACGTGACGCATGACTTGATTATACATTATATCTTCAAATGATAAACTTGATGGTGGTATTTTCCAATCACGTAATACTTTATACTTGAGAGGTGAATGTACTGTATTAGTTCTGTCTACCACTTCACCAAACGGGTAGCTAGAGAATATACTATTGATATCAATGAGTTTATTATAGTCAGTAAACCCGTTAATTTTAAACAGGTTACCTGCAAACTCATATGAGATACCTTTCCAGTTTAAAATTTTATAAAGGTATTCAGGATTTGTTGCTAGTAATAAAGGCTTCATTAAGTTCCCCTATGCACTACTAGTACAGTTTCAGGTGGAAATTTATTTCTCCACTCTTTATGTAATGGGATAAGATAATCATGTGGATCATCAGTTTCAAATGCTTCTATTTTTTTATAAATCTGAACCTGATACTCTGCTAGTTGTTCCAGCATCCTAATTCTACGTTTAACTATTGTTGGATCAGTTGCATTATCAATCATTTCATTGATTAGTTGATTACGTTCAAAGTCACATTTTTCATTAAACTCTTTAATGAATTTTATTTTATAAAATTTAATATTTGGTTTCATTTAATAAATCATTTCTAATGTCTAGTAATACATTGTCCCAGGTACTATTTTGTTGACGATATAACTTCATACAACTATAGAACGGGCTATCATTACGATTCATAAACCAACGCCAATCACATCCGTAATCAGTTAGCATTACCCACGTAGGTATTCCCATTGCACCACTTAAATGAGGGATAACTGTATCGATTGATATTACTAAATCCAACTGGCTAATTAATCCTGCTGTGTTATAGAATCCGGATAAGTCTTCATGGAAAGTTTTAACATTGTATTTTGATAACAACTCCAATGTATTTTCATCTACTTCATATGACAAACTTACAAATTCATATTCATCACTTGCAATGGATAATAGTTGTTCTAATTCAATTCTACGGAAGCGTGATATGAATGCAATCTTGTTTGGGCTCCATAGTATACCAACACGCTTCTTATTCTTTGGTCCTAACTTCTTTTTCCATGATTTTTTCATTTTATCACTTACATCTAAGTAGGGGGTAGGATAAGGGATAGTGTCAATAGTTGTACCAAAGCATTTAGGAAGATCCATCAATGCTACATGAAAATGATATGGTGGCAACTGCTTATCAGCATTGACTACTTCAAACTCAGGGAAGTTGTACTTAAACAAATCATAAAGCTGTGGCTTAGTTACTAAAATAACATCTGCACCTTTATCTTTTAGTACCTTTGCAAATCGAATGAACTGTATGCTGTCGCCGAATCCTTGTTCATAATATACGAGGACTCTTTTACCAACAACATCTTGGGAGCCGTCATATTCAGGGCCAGGAATGCTAGGCTTAAAACTAACATCGCTTTGATAATACCATCTCGCATTATATTTTTTCCATCCTTCAATCAAGTCACTTTTCATTAAATGAGCCACAGATTCGTTTAACTCATAGTTAACATTCCCAGGTGTCAACTCTTGTGCTATCTTTAAGAAAGGAATAGCAAGTTCTGGTAATCCAAACTCACGTAATGTGTTACCATAGTTACTATATGCAGTGGAGTGTTTAGGATCTAATGCAAAAGTATGTGCAAATGTTATTAGTGCGTCTTTATATTTACCTAAGTTACGTAATGCAGTGCCTCGACTTAACCAACTCTCTGCATAGAGATGTTGACAAGGTAAGTCAAAGCAAGTTAATGCTTCCTCATCTTGTCCTAGTTGACATAATGTAATGCCAAGATTATGCCACACTACATAATTATTCGGCTCTTGTTGTAAAAATCTTTTATAACATTCACTGGCTTCATAGTATTCTTTAGCCATGTAGTGAATGTTACCTTGCTCAAAGTCATTCATGGTATAGAGATATTAACTTGTTTTACTTTTTTAAGAGTGAAGCTACGCCACTCATTTTTTTCTAAATCAAACACACGCATACTTGTAGTAGATTCTTTACGGGTTTTTGCACCCTCTTTGATTTCAACCTTAGGAAGTTTATCTTCTTCTAGTGTACATTTCATTACACGGTCAGTTCCGTCAGCTTTAGTAAATGTTACTGTAGCAGGCCCAATACGTAACATACCATTTAACCAAGTATTAAACTTGTCCCAATCTTTATCTGTCCAATCAGTACTGATGTTCATCAATTTTTTTCTCCGAGGGTAAACAACCAAACACAACGAATGGTATAAGATTTAGTGGTGTGGGTAATAGTATTGTTATTGCAAACCAAGAATTGATTCCAGCATCATTACAACGTCTAACAGCAGTAGCAATCCACATCCAAAATGCTAATATAGCACCTACACAAATTATTGCAAGTGCAGAAATCCATCCAATAAAACCTATCAGTACTAACGTAAAGGGTGTACTTATCAATGCAACCATTGCTCCAAGTAGGCCTACCAACATTAACAATAGTACTCCTATCAAGTACACACCCCAGTATTCACTACGGGAAGCTTTGCCCTCAAAAGCAAAGTATTTTTTATATTTTTCTATTTTGTTTATCACATTAACATCCTTATTAGTCCGATACTATCAATGGTGGTTAACAGTATATAGTTAGCCAACATGCCAAAAGATTTCCTAGTATAACTAGCCCAAGCATACATAGCACAGCCAAAGATCCAAAGAGGATAAAGAACAAGAAGCGGAGGGGCGGGGACTGTGAATGCCATAGTAATGCTACACCCAATACTAATAGCCCAAGCAAGCAACTCAATAACAAAGCGAATTCGGTTAGACTTAAAGTCATCTTTTATCCACGAAAAAATACCATAAAAAATATCGTTCATAATATATTATACACTATGAACGATAATACTACAACTGTTTCGGTCATTGATTACACGTGCGTGTCCTAGTTATAGTGCCATCTGAATTCTGTGTCTCTGTCCAGGGTGTGCAAACTTGACCTAATAGTGTAGGTTGATTTTGTATAATCACTTGTGACTGAACATGACGATTGTGTGCTTCGTTGATTGCCGCACCAATAATCAATGCACCAACTGCAGGAGCAATCCAATTATCACGGTAGATAACACGAGGACCATGATGGCGAAAGCCATGTCCATGATAGTATTGTGCCATTGCTGTACTAGTTAAGGCCAAAAGTGATAATGCTACTAGAATTTTTTTCATAACGATCTCCTGTTACACTTATATAACGTGTCAGGCTAATGTTCCGTTGACACGGTGATTATCGATTACCTCTTGTAAGATAATCTCTATCATCTTATTTAGTGTGATATCACGTTTATGTGCTTCCATAGAGAGTTTTAATATTAGTTCATCATCGATATCAATCGGGAATTGAACACGGGTATCACATTCTTCTCCGTTGAATATAGCTGTAGCCTTCTCTAGGAAATCTTCTTCCATTTCTAAATCAATCCACGTAACATCGTCCCAAGCAATATCAGTATCCACTTGTCGTTTCTCTGATTCTTTATAGAAAGCTTCTACATAATCGGGATTTAACCAACGATATGGTTTTTTATCTTCATCCCAAGCTTCACGTTTAACAGAAACTTCAGCTTGGTATACAGTTTGATCCACGGCACTATATAATACAGATACATGGGCAAAGTCACTTTCATAATCTAGGTATCTACCATCAGGATAGCAATTCCAATGATACTCACTGCCACCGGTAATCTTATGATCCAATGCTTCATTTACTTCATTCAATTTCATCTTCTTCTTTCAAAAAGGTTTCACAACTGTCACTAACATTTTTTGGAAAATCGTGTAAATTTTTTACAATTAATTCACACCTATACTTAAGAGTGATGATTGGCTGAGGAGGCTCATCTTCGGGAACATGCAACCAATACAATCCAATCACTATAGCTAGTATAGCAAATATTTTTTGTTTGTGCAAGTGTACAATATCCCAAAAGTCCATATTGATATTTATATCAATAAATGTGACAGAAATATTATACCTCTACGATATAATAACAACTATGAGGATAAGTTTCGTGTAGCCATTCTAACATACCCTCCTCGTATGGAAGAATGACTGACTTATACTTATTAGTAATATATCTCACGCTACTAACCAACCTATTTCATCTTTTGTTTCAACCGATTCGGCTCCGTCATACTCATTGATTTTAAACTCAGTGCCTTCAGGTACCCAAGCAACTTCTAAGTCCATCATACCACCATCGTATATTTCAGGATACTTCAATGCCACATAAGTTTGTAGTTCGTCAAACTTTTCGTCCAATACAAATTGTGCTATGGCAGGTTCAAAAATAAGTTCAGGCATTGTAGGGTTCCAAGTGAACCATCCTGCACCAAATCCTGGGCTATACAATACAGCCACGTTTCCATCTCTAACTAATTTGTTCATTTTATCTCCAAGCATTAACTAATCCTATTACACACGTAACCATTGAAACTACATTAACAACCATTTGTGGACTATTTTTTACACGACTAGCCCAAGCTAAAAACGCAACAGTGCCTAATGTAAATGCTACAATATTGTAGGGATAAACACTAGGTCCTATTGAATTTAGTATGTGTCCTATAATCACAAATACTGCACCAGTCCATTGTAATATATCGTTTAATTTCATTTTACTCCAAAATGTTCTGACAACCATTGTCTTGTGTGGAAACGTGCTATCAATTGATGACCACCTGGATCTAAAACATTCATACATTCCTTAACAATTAACTCGGCAAATTTTTCAATAGCCTGTTTGTCATAATCATCCATTTCATCCCAACATCCTTGTGCGGTTAGTCCTGAATGATACATCAATTTTTCAATTTGTTCGTTCATTCTTCTACTCCAAAATGTATCTTTGTATTCCAAATAGCATCACTAAGACGTAATTTGGAATCACTGGCATCAGTCATAATTGTTACGCATTCCTTCACAATCAATTCAGCAAACTTCTCCTTGAAGGCTTCATAACGCAAGGTGCGTTCAAGATGCGTATGAAAATCATGTTGCTCTGCCGCATAATCCTCAGCCTGTTCAATAAGTTCTTTAATTCTTTCGTTCATTACTTTACTCCAAATGTGTTAAGTGCGGGTTTTAATGTGTTAATCAATTCTGTCTCATGTGCATGAGCAGGACGTTTGCCTCGAATCACTTCTAACTTTCCAAATACAAAACGGTCAGCGCCTCGCTCACGCAAAGCACGTGACAGACCCCAGTTTTTGTTTTCTGCTAAGGCACGTTGCATGTGTTTTTGCATACGACGGCGTAGTGTCAAAAACACATTACCTTTGTATGAAAGGGCAGTCAAACCGATGTAGTACTCAAGTGTTACAGTATCTTGGATAAAGTAAATCACTTGATTTCTATCAGTTCTACGTTTACGGGCGATTTTTGAGTTCATGTTAGTATTGTACATGAAAACCCATTTAATGTCAAATATTGGCAAAAATCGCTAGAAGTGTATCAGAGTGCGTTCCTGAATATTCTAGCGATTTTGAAGCCCCTGAGGGGCTAAAATGAGTACTTTTGTTTGTAAAAAATGTAGTACTAAAGTATTAGTGTACTACTTCCCCTAGAGAGGTATTCATATACGTTTTGATTTCTTTGTTTAAGTCTTTTTGAGTATATCCTAAATCGGCCAACTCTTGTATTAATGCTATAAATAATCCGTGAGTAGCAACACCAGGAATATATTCTGGATCATCATTATCATTTTCAAATTCATCTAATAGTGGTAATAATGTTTCATATATAAAATCACAAGCTAATAATGCGCTATTTTCTATTTGTTCTACTTCTTCAGCAGTACTAACCATTTTAACTTCTTTTGCCATATTATTCACCTGATGTTTTAGTATATTCGTAGTTAATGGTTTCTATATTCTCACGGAATATAATAGCACCATTTTTTAAATGAAATCTTCTTGCCATTTCTGTTTTAGGACTTAATGTCACAAATCTATTTACACTTGGATATTGCTCCTGAATACCTTTTACCGCTTGTATTAATAAATCACGGCCTTTACCGGCTTTATAACTCCAAATAGTATAGAATACTGCTGTAGTCGGAACTTCGGATACATTAGATAAATCGTCTACTCCGGCTGGAACAAAATCATGGAAACTAACACATACCATTGCATCTGGGTCATCGTCATTATCACTTAATGCCGCAACCATTCTACCATTAGTTACTCTAAAATCGGTAGGTATTTCTGGTCTTACCGGGTCGTCTTTAATGAAGGTTAATAGTTTGTGTGTTAGGTCTGTGATGAAGTGTAGCATGGTATGGTGTTCTCTTTTGTGTATTTATACTATATGGTAAATATACGCTTATTTAGTTTGTCCACTAAATATTATCATGTCAGAAATATTACAATGGTCGACTGGTTTAAATGGGTACAAAAAGCATACCCTAGATGATTATCATTTTACTACAGAACTTACCGAATGTCAATATGAATCGGGTAGAAATGTGTATGATATTTTCTATGACCATTTGTCCAATAGACAAACACCCAAAATAGAAGTATTGTATAGTGGTGGTACTGATAGTGAGTTGGTTCTATTATCCTGTATAAAGAATAATATACCATTTGAAGTTATGACAATGATAATACAAACAAATGGATTAATACTTAATACAACTGACTTGTACTATTCTGAGAAGTTTTGTAGAGAAAATAATATTAAACAAAACTTATTCTACCTTGATCCAATCGAGTTTTATGAGGGAGGTAGGTATTTAGAGTATCTATTACCATATCATATTGATGAACCACATGTGGCTAGTCATTTTTGGCTTATTGAACAATGTTCAAACTATCCTATAATAGGTGGTGATTGGCCGTGGGTTCAAATACATAAAAATGTATTATCACCTCAAAGACTATCATATAACTGTTATGAGAGATTTATGGAAAATAACGGGATATATGGTATAGGAAATATGATTGGTCATAGCTTTGAATCTACCTGTAAGTTTATAAACTTACAAATAACACATCATTCTAATAACATACCTGTACCTTACTTGAAACAAAAAATGTATGGCAATATAGAACCTAGATTAAGAAGTTATGGATGGGAACAATGTTCTCCTGACATATTTAATATAAAAAAATACAAACTTGAACTGATAAAGAAACTAGGTATTACTAAATCAAATATTGTTTGGGGAGATATCATATCTAATATGATAGGTTCGTCAACAAATTCTAATACATTATTTGCTTAATAAATAAACTATGGAAGACATTTTTGACACACCATTTGATTCAATAAAAAACCCGTATGAGTCATTTTATCATGGGTTAGTTAATAGTAAGATTTGGTTATGCCAAGAACTTGAAGGTATAATGTACAAACAAAAAATGCATTGTCCTGCATTACATATACTAGCATGTTGGGATAACTTATTAGCATTTATGTTATTAACTAGAAAGCCTAAGTTCTATGGAGTTGTGCATGGCTATGATATAGATGAAGGCGCCATTCATTCAGCTAATCAAATAACAAATACTTGGATACATGATTATCCAAAAGTATATAATCATGTGTTAGATATTAATGCGACTGATTTTTCTTCAGCAGGAGAAGAATCTATTTTTATAAACTGTAGTGTAGACCAGTTAGAGAGTACTAGATGGTTTGATTCTATCCCTAAAGGTAGATTAGTATGTATTCAGGCAACTGATATAAAAGAAGATAATGATCCCTGGTTTGTTAAACAAACTACAAAAGATATGTCTGAGTTACAAGAACGTTTCTCATTAACTGATGTACTTTATAAAGGTACTAGAGAAATATATTATAGTACCTTCAGTTATAATCGATTTATGCTAATCGGTATTAAGTAACATCTTTCATATAGTATAACTTACTATATAATCCTAAAGTACCCTGATACGGATCACCATCATTGAAGGCAGAACCATAGGCTGCTTTCAAATAATCCATAGCATTTGTAAAGTTATGAACTGATTTCCATTTATATTCTTTTGCTTCTCTTATTAAGTTTTGGAATATAAGTTCTCTACCATTATTCTTGTACTTACTTTTACCATTCTGAATGCCTAGATTAACATTCCAGGCTGCTCCTCTTCCGGATGCAATACAGAAATCATCGTAATATTGACTATGGCTGTTTCCGCAATAGTCTTTTAAAAACTCATTAGTAATACTACTTGGCTTTTTAATAAGTATGTTGTCAGTAATAGTAAAAGGAGTTTCGCTAGGTGATACAAACTTACTATTAAGTAATGGATCAATTTGAATAGTGCTATATTCTGCACCACCGTATGTCTTTTCAATATGATTTAACGTCATCCAACTTTGTTTTAAATGTAGTTTAGGCATGTCAGGTGCATAGTAGAACAATTCAATATTTGGAATATCAGTGATAAACGTTTCTAACGTCTTATCAATAATACCAGAATAGTATTTCCCATCCTCTAGTACGATTCTAGGTTTATCTACACCTAGAATAATACCATGATTAGGTTCATCGGCATGCATGATTTTCTTAACATAATAACTAAAGTTAGTAGGCTGAAAATAACCATGCACCAATGCAGTAGCTGGTTTCTCTAACCAATCATCTGTGAAATAGTTATCAAACTCTTCCGGTCCAACATCTACCGTAGTGACCTTAGTGTTTGGATACTTACGTAAGAAGTTATGCACATGCGGATATATCAATCTAATCAGCTCATCTTGTCGCATATGATTTGTTTTTAGATTTAATAATACAATCTCATCTAACGGGATATCAAAATGATAAAAGCATTTGAGAATATGATGACTATCACGTCCTGCACTATAGAACAAACTTATCTTTTTATATTTCTGACGAAGGTTAATACATCTTTCATGGCATAGCTCATCCCATGTTTCTTTTGGTTCTTTTGTCCAATCTACAGTATCATACTCTGTTTCATAAAAATAAAACTTGGGCTTTACTCCTGTCGCAACTGCGGCTCGCCATGCGTCAAACTGACTAGATGTTCTTTCTCCGTTAACGGTCCAGTGTGGTAGATAATGTTGTGTCATTGTTTTCCTGAAAACTGTTTAACCATGCGTACAATATCATTAGTTGATAAGAATACTGGATGTGAACTATTAGCTTCTAGTTTTTGAATAACATCTGTATCTTTGCCGCATGTGTGTATTGCTTTAATAATAATATTACGTGTATCTTTATCTAGTGATGGTTGAACACTAAGTATTAATCCTAATCCAATGGGTGACTTAGCTAACTTGTTACTATAAGTTCCTACATTAGAATGGTTAAACTTAGTAGCATATGCTTTATCAAATGTACTTGTCATAATCTGTATTCTATTAGCTTCTACTAACGGTCGTGCTCCTATGAATGTATCTACGAACATATCTAAGTTACCATTAACTACATCAGTTAAACCTTGCACACTAGTTTTATACGGCACTACTTGAAACTGTACGTTCATTTCTTTAAAAATAGTATCTGATAAAAATGTACCTGAAGCTGACGGAGAACCTATATTAAGCATTCTTCCTTTATTCTCATTAACTAATTCATCAAGTGACTTATACTTACCCGCTTTAGCTACAAAGACTAGTGGAGTAGAGTTCATATATACTAATGGATTAATATCTTCAAGTAAATCTACTCCGGGAAACTTACTTAGAGTGTTTAGCCCAAAGTTACCCATAAGCAAATGAGTTGTGTTGTCTGTATCTTGTGCGGCTTGTAATGCTTTAAGTGCTACTAAGCCTTCTGCTCCGGGCCTGTAATCCTTAAGAACATTGATATTTTGTTTCTTTAAACAAGGTGCATACGTTTCAATACTTACGTCTGATCCAGATCCAGGGCCAGATGATAGTATAAACTTAAATGTGTGTGATTGGACATTTGCTATTCCAAATGCCAATAAGAATAGTGCTAATAGTTTTTTCATCTAACTATTTATATAGAGATAAAGCTCACTTTAGATTTCCTGGTAGCGAGTCAGTACATCAAGCCAGCAGCCGGCTACACCACGGTAACGAGTACCGGTCCTAAGGTGATTTCTTACCAGAATGAAGTACTTTCATTCAGTTCATGTTTATCAAATCTTGCCAATCTCTTTAAGAAATCATTTGTCTTTTCAGTAATGATTCCTGTTAACTGAT